CATATGTAGATCACATGGGCACTGACTTGACTGTGGTTAATGCAGCACGGGTATCCTTTGGCAAGAAGAGTGAGGCACTAGGTACGTCAGGCGTGGAGGGCCAACCTATGACACCTATCCTCAATGACCCTGACAAGAAGCTAATTAATTATCTAGCTAAGCACAAACACACATCACCCTTTGGTCATTGCTTTGCTTCGTTCCATGTTGCAGCACCTATCTTTGTGGCTAGGCAGTTGGTCAAGCATAAGTTCCTACGCTGGAATGAGATCAGTCGTAGGTATGTGAGCGATACCCCCACATTTTATCGCCCAGCACTGTGGCGTGAAAAGTCAGAGGATAAGAAGCAAGGCAGTGGTGAGGGGGGTAAGTCTCAATACTTCCCTGATCTATATGCCAGTGAGACTGAAGAAGCAGCCCTCTCCTACTACTTTAAGATGTTGGGTCAGGGGGTTTGTGAAGAGCAAGCACGTATGATACTACCACAATCAACCATGACAGAGTGGTATTGGTCTGGGTCACTTGATGCCCTTGCTGATATGTGCAAGCTACGCACCAAAGATGACACTCAGTATGAGACAAGGAAGGTGGCTTATGCTATTAGTGACAAGATGAATAATTTATTTCCTATATCATGGAGGGCATTAGTATTATAATGACTAAACTAATAACATCACTGTATTAGCTAACGGGCAATACTTGCCAGTACTAACACTACAGTAGTAGTAGGAGGAGAGGTAAATGAAAAACTCTAATGAGCAAATGATCAAATCCCTAACCAACAAATGACTAAGCGTATACCCATGAAGGGTGGTGATGAGTACGATGGCCTTACCAAATCACGTAGGTTTTATGTATGGAATAGAGGTCAGTTAAAGAAAATTAAACGTGCCTACAATAAAAGGTTTCGTAAGTATAACAAGGAGATAAAAGATGAGTAAAGATATAAAAATAACTTCTATAGAAGAGCATGAGGATGGCAGTGCCACCTTACAACTAGACCTAGATCCAGAAGTTTTTAGTGAGATCTTTAGTATAGGATTTCTACACCTCATACAAAAAGGAATAGATTCAACTAAGGAGGCAGGGGCCGTTGATAGTACTGACTGAGTTTCAATTAGGTCTTGCGTATGGTGGTGGAACACTGTATGCCTTGGGCTTCTTGTTTCATCTACTTCTGTTTAAAGACTTGGAAGAGATCTTTGATAGTGTGGAGGGGCCAATATTTTTTAACTGTTTGTTCTGGCCTTTTGGAGCTATTATAGCTATATTTTGGGAGGTTGTCTATTTTATGGACGATCTAATAAGTGGAGAGGATCATGACGAAAGATAATCCACACCTTGCCTGCCCGTTTACTGCATGTGCATCATCAAATGCTTTTTGCTGGAATGATGGTGGTTATGGTTACTGTCATTCTTGTGGCGGCAGTTACCCCGCAAATAAGAAAGTTCCAGTATTCGACTGGGCAAAGGAGGACTACCCCGTGAAAGACTTAGTAGAGATTACCCCTATCCAAGTACCCGTAACAGGTGTTACCTACACTAACATCAGAGGTATTGATGAGGGTGTGTGCCAGCTTTACGGTATACAAATACAGACAGGTGATGGCAATGTGCCAGTGCGGTACGCTTACAAGTATCCACACACTGTCAAATACCGTGACTACAATGACAAATCTAAGTCATGGATGAAGGACAGAGGGATGGGGATGAACCATCTGTTTGGCCCAGACTTCAATGCTGGATCAGCTACCCGTATCTATCTTACTGAGGGTGAGTTTGATGCAGCCAGCCTATACCAAATCTTAGGCCAGAAGTATCCTGTCAAGGCACTGCCCAGCGCATCCATTGGTGAGAAGTTTATCAAGGCTAACTACACCTACCTCAACTCATTCAAAGAGGTTGTGTATGCTGGTGAGCTGGATGATGCAGGTAGACGTGCTGCTGACAAACTATACGAGGCACTGGCAGAGAAGTTCTGGTATGTGCCCATGTCCAAGCACAAAGACGCCAATGACTTTCTCACCAAGGGTGACAGTGATGACCTCAAGTGGGCTGCACTAAAACCACAACGCTATTCTCCTGATAACTTCTTCTGCTCTGATGAAGAGGTAGAAGCTGCAATTCGTGATGAGAACCCATACGAGTACACACCAACGGGCCATACTGCTCTTGATGACAAGACTAGGGGGTTAGTCAAGGGTGGGATCACGTTCATCAAGGCACCCCGTGGTACTGGTAAGACTGAGGTTATCAGGTACTTTGAGACCGGATTACTCCGTGAGCCTGACGTGCGTATAGCTATGCTACACATGGAGGAGATGAAGAGTACTACTTATCGCTCTATGGCTACCTACCACTTGGGTGTTAATGTCCGTACTAAGGATGATGCAGCGGAGAACAATATCTCTGAGGATAAGGTAGTAGAGGCAGCTAAGGAAGCAACCAAGGGTGAGCGTACCATTGTGTTTGAGATGAGGTCACATGATGATCCCTTGAAGCTACTGGAATACATACGATTGGCAGCTAGTGTGTACGGGGCTGGATACATCTTTATTGACCACGTACAACGCCTTGCCTACCTGTCTAGCTCAGGTGTTGATGGTGCCACCAGTACACTTACCACACTGGGATCACGTGCAGCACAGCTTGCCAAAGAGCTTAATATTGGTGTGATCTTTATCTCTCAGGTCAATGACGATGGGCGTACCAAGTATGCTGCATCACTAGAAGAAGAGGCTATCATCTGTATTAAACTTGAGCGTGATACAGATACAGATGATGAGATTCTACAGAACACCACTAACTTTATCGTGGATAAGAATAGGCCCTTTGCTAAACTGGGGGCTGCTGGGTCTGTCTACTATGACCCTGAGACAACGATACTCTCGGAGGGTACATGATTATATTCGACATAGAGACTAATGGACTAGACCCCACAAAGATCCACTGCCTGTCCTACACAAAGGTTGGTGAGCTAGACGTGCGTACTATCTTTGACTATCAGGAGATGCGTTCCTTACTGCTAGAACACACGATTATAGTGGGTCACAATATTATTCGGTATGACATACCTGTTTTGGAAAAGCTCTTAGGGTGTACCTTTAGGGGGGTAGCTTACGACACGTTACCTATGTCATGGGTGGTCAATGTGAGCAGGTCTAAGCACGGTCTAGCTGGCTTTGGTGAAGACTTTGATATCCCTAAACCTACCATCGAAGATTGGGAAGGTCTCAGTCAAGAAGAGTACGCCCACCGCTGTGAGGAAGACGTAAAGATAAACTTTCATCTGTGGCACGATTTGATTGCTAAGTTCAAACAGGTATACAAGACAGACAAAGAGCTGATGAACAAATTTCTGAAGTATCTGTCGTTTAAGATGTCTTGTGCATCAGTAGCAGAAAAAAGTGGTTGGAAGTTAAACATAGATCTAGCAAAGAAGTGTGTTGATGAGCTTACCTCACAGATAGAGGTTAAGACAGCAGAGCTTGTTGGGGTAATGCCTATGAACAAGCTGTACAGAGTGGCAACCAAGCCCACTAAGTGTAACAAAGAGGATGGCACACGATCTAAGTATGGTGAGAAGTGGGACGCACTGCTAGAAGAGTATGGTATGCCCAAGGGCTATGAGGGTGAGCTGAAGGTTATCAAGGGTGTTGAACCTGCTAATCCTAAATCATCTGATCAGGTTAAGGACTGGCTGTACTCTCTTGGGTGGGAACCCTGCACTCACAAGTATGTAAAGGAGGAGGATGGATCAGAGAGAAAGATACCACAAGTTCGTAAAGATGGAGAACTAACACCATCAGTGCAGATACTCATTGACGATAGCAACTCTGTTGGGGTGCTTGATGGTTACACCGTACTAAGCCACAGGCTTGCTATCTTTTCTGCCTTCTTAGAGTGTGAGGTTGATGGTTATGTAAAGGCAGAGATTGCTGGTCTTACTAACACACTACGCTTTAAACACAGCAAGCCACTTGTAAACCTTCCGGGAGTTGATAAGGCTTGGGGTAAAGAAGTTCGTGGGTGTTTGATTGCACCTAGTGATGGCTACGTTCTCTGTGGGGCAGACATGACCTCTCTTGAGGACACAACCAAGCGACACTACATGCAACCCTACGACCCTGATTATGTAGAGGAGATGAGTAGAGATGGTTTTGACCCTCACCTTGATTTGGCGCTATTTAATGGTGCGGTCACGCAAGAACAAATAGATGACCACAACAGGACAGGAAGCCTTAAGGCCCTACGCAAAGACTACAAGGTGGTGAACTACTCTGCTACCTATGGTGTAGGCCCACCCAAGTTATCAAGAGAGACAGGGATGAGTGTAACCCAAGCCACCTCACTGTTGAAGGCGTACTGGGAGCGCAACAAGGGTATCACTGAGTTTGTTGAAGATCAAAAGGTCAGGACAATCAACGAACAGATGTGGGTACAGAATCCTGTTAGTAAGTTCTGGCACACACTTCGCTTCCGTAAGGATGTTTTCTCTACCCTAAACCAGAGTACAGGAGCCTATTGCTTTGACCTATGGGTGTTCAACTACACACGCAGTAGACCTAACATATTGGGGCAATTCCATGACGAAACAATTAATGCTGTTAAAAAAGGAGAGGAAGAAAAACATACAGAAACCTTGAAAAAAGCTATGGTTAATCTAAATAAACACTTGCAACTAAATGTAAACTTAGGTATAGATGTACAATACGGCGCAACCTATGCCGATATTCACTAATATAGGAGATGCTAAATGGCACAACGTGGAGTAAAAGTAAGAGCAGTCCTTCAATGGGCTAAGGTATTTGAAGAGAACCGTGACCTTACTGGTTTTAAAAAGACACCTCAATCTGAGGGTTCATATGAGTCTACTAAAGGTGCTTGCACTGTGGATATTATTATGGACGATGACAACGTAAACCTACTTAAGTCTGTAGGCTGGGGCCGTGGTTTTAAATCTGACCCAGAGGGGCGTGGTATGCTTACTAAAGCCGTGCGTAAGTTTGATACTGGTCACGACTTCAACAGTGGCGCACCAGAGGTGTTCAACGGAAAGAACAATAAGCCTTGGCTGTTTGACGATGGTGAGTTGGGCAATGGTACTATTGCTGATGTGTACATCGTAGTATATGACACGGCAATGGGGCCGGGATCTCGCCTAGATCGTATTGATGTTCTGGATCATGTTCCCCATGAAGGAATTGCGTCCAAGCCTGTGTACAAGTCTGTATCTTACTCTGATACACCTGCCCCGCCCAGCGCACCAGCAGTAGTAGCTGTAAAAGATGAGATTCCTTTCTAATGGAACCCAAGGGGAAAATCCTGATCGACGGGGATATCATAGCCTACCGTGCGGGGTTTTCCTCGAATGAAGGTACGCATAATGATGCTATGTTAAAAGTAGATGAGTTATTGGTCAGGGTATACGAAGACACTGAGTACCTCGCCCACTCCACTCAAGTCTATCTAACAGGCAAGGGTAATTTTAGGTTTGACTACGCAAAAACCCTTGATTACAAAGGCAACCGTAAAGATGTGGCTAAACCAGCACACCTATCTTTCATACGCGATTATATGTCTAATAGATATGGTGCAATAACAAGTAGAGGTGAAGAGGCTGATGATCTTATTGCAATAGAAGCCACTAAGTGTGGTAGGAGTTCTGTTGTTGCTAGTGTTGACAAAGACATGCTTCAGATCCCTTGCTTCCACTACAACCTATCCCACAGGCTTTTCTCTGTCGTTGGGGAGGCCACGGGACTTAAGTTCTTCTACACTCAGATACTTACTGGGGATAGGGCTGATAACATAGCTGGTCTTCATAGGTGTGGCCCTGTTAAAGCAAACAAGATACTTAAGGGACTTACTACTGAGATGGAATTGTGGGACGCTTGCGTTGAAGCATACGAAGGTGATGAAGAACGTATCATTGAGAATGCTAGACTGCTTTGGTTACGAAGAGAAGTTGATCAGATATGGGAGGCCCCCAATGTCAAAGACAAGATCATCTAAGGCTAAGGGTAGAAATGGTCAGCAAGAAGTCAGGGATAAGTTACTAGCTACTTTCCCTGAGTTTGAGCCTGACGATATAAAGAGTACAACTATGGGTGATACTGGTGAGGACATACAGCTTAGTCCAGCAGCCCGTAAAAAAATACCCCTAGCTATTGAAGTTAAGAGACGTAAAGATGCGTTAAAAACTGTGTACGGTTACTTGGAACAAGCTGGCGCACATGGTAAGGGTGAGCCTGTAGTCTTCTTTAGATCAGACAGAAACCCTTGGGTAGTTATGGTTGGTATGGATCACTACATGGAGTTACTTAAGAATTGGAAGGGTGGAGGAAGTGACTGATGTTTTAAAAGTTTGGGGTATTATCGAAGGCCCAATACACTGTGAAGATTTGCCAGATAGAGATGATCTTGCAGATGAATGTAAGTTTCTTTTAGTATGTAAAGCAGAAGATGACGGTAAAGTTTTTGACCAGAACTTTTGGTTTGAGTCTTTAGATAGCGCATACGAATGGAAAAGGTATTTCGATAAGAACATAGAACCCCTTCAACTAGAGACTGACGATATAGGAGAGTACAATGTCTAAAACAGCAGTAATTTTAACGTGTTCACACGTAGACCCCAGTGTTTCTAATGAACGATTTGATTGGTTAGGGAGTCTTATCTACGACATACGTCCTGACTATGTAGTTGACCTAGGTGATGGCGCAGACCTAAAGTCCCTCAACACCTTTGATACTAAAACTCCTGCAGCACTGTGCGCCCAGAGTTACGAGCGTGACATTGACCACTACAATGAAGCACAGGATCGTACTAGACGTAAGTTCAAAGAGATGAAGAAACGTAAACCTGTTTACTTTGGCTGTGAGGGTAATCACGAATACCGAATCAAACGTGCCCTAAGTATAGACCCCAGACTTGAGGGTGATCGTTACGGTATTAGTTTTAGTCACTTGCAGACAGACTATTGGTTTGATGAATACTACGAATATCAAAACAATGCCCCAGACTCTTTTGATAAAGATGGAGTTACATACGCTCATTATATCAGTAGTGGGAATTATGGTACAGCTATGTCTGGAGAACACCACGCCTACAACCTACTAAAAAAACGTCACCACTCTACTACTGTTGGTCACAGCCACAAACGAGGTATGTTTTTTAAGGATGATGCACACCCAAACCCTGCCATTGGTCTTGTGGCTGGATGCTTTAAAGGAGCAGAAGAGAGTTGGGCTGGGCAAGCAAATCATGAATGGTGGAAAGGTGTTATCATTAAACGTAACATTGAAGGGGGTTGCTATGACCCAGAGTTTGTGTCAATGTCTAGGTTGAAAGCTATTTACGGTTGACAATCTAATGTAATTGAGTATAACTAAGGGCTTGTGACAATGAATTATGAAGTAACAATGACAATAGAGGTAGACTCTAAAGCTAACTTTTTAGAGGTAGACGATCTGTCCAGCCCTGTTGTTATACAAGGATTTATTTACGACATAATGTATGATGTAGATGATGTAGAAATATTAACCTGTGAGGTGCAGTTAAATGACTAAAGTAACACTTGATGATATAGAGTATGATACAGAAGACTTTAATGAAGACCAACTTCAAATCTTAACCCAACTCTCAAGTAATCAAAATGTAATCCAATCTTTAAAGTGTCAACTTAATGGTGTCTCTGTTGTAGCAGAAATTTTACTTAAACGTCTTAAGGATTCCTTAAACGGGGAGGCAAAAGCAAATGCTAACTAAAGAGGAAATAGATGACTGGAACTACAACTACTACGATATCTTTGTAGAAAAAAAGATGCTCACCAAAGGTAAAGATCGTTTAGTAGAAAATACTTTAGGTCTTGTAGGAGAAGCAGGTGAGGTTGCTGAGAAAACTAAAAAACTTATTAGAGATAAAACTAGGTTTAGTGATGAAGAGATCTTACAAGAACTAGGTGACGTTCTCTTTTACGTTACAGCACTATCTCATATCTACAACAGTAACATCAATGAGGTTATGCAATTAAATGTGTCCAAGCTAGACGGACGTGAAGCCAGAGGAACCCTAAAGGGAAGCGGAGATAAACGATGAAAAGTAACTACCTACCTACGGACTATCAGACCTTTATTGCAACCAGTCGGTATGCACGGTGGCTTGAAAAGGAGGGCCGTAGAGAAACATGGAGTGAAACAGTTGAGCGTTACATTGACAACATTGTAAAACCCCTATTACCCGAATACAGCGGTAAAGAAGTTGAAGAGGGTATAGTTTTACACAGTTTAGATGGAGCATTAACAGGTTTAGAAAATCAAAGTGAGGTAGATAGTATACGCCACCACATCTTGAGCCTACAGGTTATGCCTAGTATGAGGTCAATGATGACAGCAGGTAAAGCTAGTATGCGTGACAATACTTGCATGTATAATTGCAGCTACCTACCCGTAGATGACCCTAAGTCTTTCGATGAGGCTATGTTCGTCCTGCTTTGCGGTACGGGGGTTGGTTTCAGTGTTGAGCGTCAGTTCATTAGTAAACTTCCTGATGTTCCTACCCTGTTCGATAGCGAGACTACGGTTGTCATCAAGGATAGCAAGGAAGGCTGGGCTAAAGGTCTCAGGCAAGTGTTGGCACTCCTTTGGGCTGGTGAAATCCCTAAGTGGGATGTTAGTAGAGTTCGTCCCGCAGGTGCAAGACTAAAGACTTTTGGTGGCAGAGCTTCAGGCCCAGCACCCTTGATTGATCTGTTTAACTTTGCAGTTACTACTTTCAAAGTAGCTTCTAACCGTAAGCTATCTAGTATTGAGTGTCATGATTTGATGTGTAAGATTGGCGAAGTAGTTGTAGTAGGTGGTGTACGCCGCAGTGCTATGATCTCCTTATCCAATCTAAGTGATGACCGTATGCGCCATGCTAAATCAGGCAACTGGTGGGAGAGTTCTCCTCATCGTGCCTTAGCTAACAACTCTGTGTCTTACACAGAAAAACCAGACAGTATTGCGTTCATGCGTGAGTGGACAGCCCTTATGGAAAGTGGGAGTGGTGAACGTGGGGTCTTCAACAGAGAAGCATCAATTAAACAAGCTGAAAAGAATGGCCGTAGAGAGTCTTGCTACGAGTTCGGAACCAACCCTTGTTCGGAAATCATATTACGCCCGAATCAATTCTGCAATCTCTCAGAGGTTGTTGTCCGTGCGTCAGATGGTCTTGAAGATATTGCAAGGAAAGTCCGATGTGCCACTATACTTGGGACGATCCAATCAACCTACACACACTTCCCCTATCTGCGCAAAGTGTGGAACACGAACACAGCCGCAGAGCGATTGCTTGGTGTGTCTCTCACGGGGATAATGGATAACCCATTAATGACGATGACTAATGATGGTCTATCGGAAACATTGGAGTACCTAAAAGATGTTGCAGTATCTACAAACGCTGAGTTTGCTGAACGCCTTGGCATCCCTACTTCTACTGCTATCACTTGTGTTAAGCCAAGTGGCACTGTCTCCCAGCTTGTTGATAGTGCTAGTGGGATTCACGCTAGGCACAGCCCTTATTATGTACGTACTGTCAGGGGAGATAATAAAGACCCGCTCACCCAGTTTATGATTGATCAAGGTATCCCTAGTGAGCCTGACGTTATGAAGCCTGATGCTACTACGGTGTTTAGCTTTCCTATGAAATCACCTGACAATGCTATCCATACCGTTGATATGACTGCACTAGAGCAGCTAGAGATGTGGCTAATGTATCAACGTCACTGGTGCGAACATAAGCCAAGCGTAACTATCAACGTTAAGTCAGACGAATGGTTTGAAGTAGGAGCCTTTGTGTACAAGCACTTTGATGAGATGTCTGGTGTATCGTTCCTGCCCTTCAATGAGCATACCTATCAGCAAGCACCTTATCAGGATGTAGATATTACAGCCTACCGTAATCTTTTATCTCTTATGCCTACTGCTATTGATTGGTCTAAGCTCTCTGAGTATGAGATTGAAGATAACACATCTGGTATGCAGACTATGGCATGTAGCGGTGACGTGTGTGAAATGGTGGACATAACATGAGTAAGAAACTTAACATACCTACTTGCATTAAGTTGCAGGTGGGTGTATAATGAATTATTGCTCTGTCTGTAAAATAGAAACTGAACAAGATGACTGTGAGATCTGTATGAAAAAAGTTGACAATGTAAATAGTCCTTCCCACTACAACAGTTCTGGTATCGAATGTATAGACGCAATGGAGGCTATGACTAACGAAGCGGTACTGCCCTCCTTTATCTCTTACTGCTGGTGTAATTGTTTTAAGTATCTTTGGCGATGGCCTTACAAGAATGGCTTAGAAGATTTAAAGAAAGCTCGTTGGTATCTTGACCGACTAATTGAAAGCCTAGAGGAGAAACAATGAGACCTTTTGAAAAAGGCAACTTAGATTTTAAGAAGGGCAACCTAGTAAATCCTTACTCTCGCACAAGTAAAGACAATAAAGAATGGGAGTATGGGTTTAACATAGCATACTTTGAAAACTTAAAGAAGGTAAAAGAGCGTGAGTCAAAAGGATAAGATAGCATTAGCCGAAGAAGCTAAAACCTATTCACGAAAGAAGCGAACTACAAAATCAATGAAGCCCCTCACTTCTCGAAGGTATCTGGCAGGACAAGCTCTGTCAGGGATACTCTCAAATAGTAAGGGGCAGATTCAAATGAATGAAGTTCGTAGAAGCGCATATGAATGGGCTGACTTTATGTTAGAGACTGACGAAGACTAAAGTTTTTTCTTAATGTCTTTTCTATTGTCCAAGTAACCTTCTAACAGATTTAACTGTTGAAAGGACAATTCGTCGTATTCTAAACTCATTTCAGTCGCATCACTTAAGGCTCGCATTGCGAGGTCTACTTCTTTTGATGAATACTTACTCATAAGACCAATCATTTTTCTGAAAGTTGGGTCATCATCTGTCCCAGTCTCCAGAGAGGTTAAGGTGGAAGACTTAGCGTTGCTTAACAATGTTTGAACCATTGCCTTTCTTGTTGCCAATAAACCTGAGTCCACATCTCTTTGTAACATGTCTTCACCCTCTTTAAACTTAGGGTTTTTTAACAACTTTGAGGCTTGAGACTCTACAAAAGCATTAAAGATTTGATTATATTTATTACTAGCTTTTGCTGAACCAGATTTTCCCATAGACATATCCGCTTGAAAATTAGGAAGACCTACCATATTCATAACTTTAGCTGTGTCTGTCAACTTAATTTCCCTAGAGCCAAGCATCTTGGATGCATCTGATCTATCCTCACCTGTGGCTGCTCTAACCCTTTGTGGTGCTAAATCTTCT